TATTTAACTAAATCAAAACCATCTTTTTTAGCTTTAACATATGCATTACCATTAAAAATATCTTTACCATTTAATTGAGCTATTATGTTTCCGTTTTGCGTTCTAAAAGAAACACCTGGACCGCCTTTACTTGCCGCATCGACAAAGTCATAATAATTAGGGTCGTTACTTCTAAGAAGCTTTTTGAAGAAGTCTTGGCTTGACGATTGATTTTCTTTTAAAGTCTCACCTTCAGCGTCTATTAAACCCATTAAAGCAGGTATAGTTTCTACTATTTTGTTAACTTCACTAGCCTTCTTTAAATAAGCAGATCTATCCCCTTCAAAAGAAGCTATATCTAGCTTATAAAGCTCATCAACTTCATTCATTAATTGCTGTTGCAAACTGTCTATAGCTGTCGTGTCTGACATACCTTCAGTATCTCTAAGACTATCTAAAGTTTCTTGCCTTCTTAAAGCTGCGGTGTTTTCAAAGTCTCTAACAGCTGTTTTTCTATCACCAATAGTTTTTTCAACAGATTCAATACCTGCTAATATGTCAGCTGATGGATCAAAAAACTGGCTTGAGCCTGGTCTTCTATATGAGCCTCTATAAGCTTGTCTTCTAGGTCTTCTCCTGTTAAAATCGTCAAAGTAATCTTCGTCTACCATAATTTATTTTTTTTTTAAATCCATCCTGCTCCTGGAACCCACACAGCGCCCGCATAAGGAGAAGGCATATTAGCCGGCGGAGTAGGGCTATTTATACCTGAAACAGAGTTCATACCAGATCCACCAGTAGTGCTTTGGTTAGAACTTGTGTCACCACTACCACTATTGTTGTTGGCACTGTTGTTAGTGTTTTCACTTTCATTATTTTCATTGCCAAAGTCTGTAGCTTCTGGGTTTATAAAAGATTTAACAGCTCCACTAGCCATTGAAGTTAAAGAACCGACACCTGTTGCAAAACCTTGTTGTCTTCTAGCTGCTTCAATATCTGCCATGCCTTGCAGTCTATCAAGTTGAGCCATATCTCTTTTTTCTTGTGCTTGAAAAGCAAAACCAGCGCCCCTAGCTTGCGCCATTTCCATTTGTTGTTGGCCTTGAGCTTGTAATTTTTGGTTTTGAGCTTCTTGTCTTTGTATATCAGCCGCAACACCTTGCTTAGACTTTAAAGCAGCTTGAGCTAAAGCAGTTGCCCCACCAGCTCCAGTTTGTCTTAAATTGTCTAATGTGTTTGCTAAAGCTATATCTGTTTGATCAGCTTGCATTTCAGCAGCTTTAGTAGCTACTTGTAAATTAGCATAAGGATTAGTAACATTAGCATAAGGATTTATAACTTTTTGTCTATTTTGTTCTAAAGTTTTTATATCGTCTAAGTACTTCTGTTGTTGTTCTTTAGCTTTATAAGCTTGATTAAAACCAATAATAGCTGGAACAATTTTAGTTGCTTGTGTTATTAAATTACCTTTTTGATCAGTGCTTAGACTGCTTAGAAATTCTCCCATAATACTTTATCTTGATGATACTACAAATTCTGTTGAGACAGCAAACAACTCTTTAGTTCCACCTGGATCTGTAGTTGCATCTGTCGATACTTTTACTGTTGCTAAATAACCTTTAATGCCTGTTGTAGCATCACCAAAGAATACTTCATTTGGTCTAGCTACGCTATTATTTATTAAGTTAGCAAAATATTTATTTTCTTTTCTATTAAAACCTGCTCTATAAGGTACTCCACCTTCGTTGTATAAACCTTCTTCATAACTTCTTACTAGTTTAGCAGAGTCGTTGTATTGCTGTTGTGAACCTGCTTGTAAATCAAACCCTTCTGCATCTGATAAAAATGATTCAACTTGCCAGCCGTTACTACCTTCGTAATTAACAGTTTTAAAATTCTTTATTATACTTGGGCTAGCATTAAATATAAATTCTATACTAGAATTAGAGGTAACACCATAAAAGGTGCTTCTAATATGCCCAGGTGTTTGATCATAATGCTCATATATTTCAGCATCATAAAAGCTATAGTATTTGCTTTTTAAACTACCAGCAAAATTAGGCTCGTAAGTAAAGAAACTAGTCCAACCATTTATATCGTCTTCAAAACTTAAAGTGCTATAAGTGTCAGGCGTTACAGTATCTTCACTTTTATTCTGTATAGATAATACATAGTTTTTGTTGTGAATGTCCCATCCACCTATTATTTTATCTTTTATAAACTTAGTAAAAGTAGTATCTTGACCAATAGTTGGAGTTCCAGGATCGTTACTTAAGTATAATATATTTGCATTGACTATGCCTGTTATAGTAGCTAAAATAGGTGAACCACTTGTTTGAGGTATAGAAACTAACATACCTTTTTCTAAATTAGTTAAAATATTTGAAGGACTCAATGTTAATCTAGCTGGATTAGCTCCAAAACCTGCTATAACGCCTGTAAATGTAAATTCTTTAAAATTGTTATTTATTTTAGCAAATTCTTCTCTAAAAAAAGTAGACATACCATATTGAGATATCTCTGTTAAGCCATCTCTTGACAACCTCATTACAGCATTTCTATATTTATCTGTAAAATATCTTCTATATCCAAAGTTAGCAAAAGTTTCTGGGTTTTTACTAATGCCATACTCACCCACATAAGGAGTTATTTGGCCTATAACTAATTTAGTTGAACTAACTGGAGTTCCAACGCCTTCTGCAGAGTAAATAGCATCTTTATCTATTAAAGCATTGCTTACTTTATTTTCTTGAAATATAGCTAAGTTACTGTCTAAAGCATGTATTTTCTGTATAGAACCATTTACTGGATCAACGGCTTTAGTTATTTCTTCACCTATTGGAAATACATTTGTTTCATTAACATCTGTAACAGAGTTATATAACCCTGAGTATATTAAAGCATTACTTCTTCTAGTTTGTTCATTAGAGTCTTCTCTTAAATAAGCTCTAACGCCATAACCTGTTTCCGTATTATTGTAACCACCTCTAATTCTAGACTCTTCTATAATCCAGTTTCTCTCGTTAGTTGTATCAGTTCTACCAGGTGGATTACCAGCTGAACTTGGAAATAAAGGGTAATCAAAAGTACTTCCAGTAGGATTATTAGGTAAACCAGGAAATACAGGTGCATATTCAGCTAAACCACTAGTCGTAGCATTAATATTCTTTTTAAGTACAAAAGCATTGAAGAATTTTATTTTAGCCATATTTATATAGTCACTTGTTATTAGTTGAATATTACATCAAAGTCATTAGATAAAGTGCTTAATCCGTTTCCGTTAGCATCTGTTATTTTAAGCTTGTAAGCACCGTCAACTGCTTGTGTAGTAGACTTTATAGTTCTAGATTGACCAGAACCAGTATTTGGAGTTACATAAATTTCTGGATACAAAGCACCTGTAGTAGATTCTACAACAGTTATAAAAAGCTGTTCTTTATTTCTATTATTATCAGCTGAACCATTTAAAAAGCTGTTAGCTGTCATTGTAAATAACTCTTCTCCTTTATCTTCTCTAACAACTACTGGAGGTTGGTTAATGAAAATAGGTGCTATATTTTGTAATTGACAATTTATTAATTGTACAGGAGCATTAGTATATAAAGGATCAGGAGATGCTGAAGTATCTGTAGCTAGCAAGTTAAAAGTGTAGTTTTCATTTATACTAGCATTAGAATTAAATACAAATTCAGAGTTGGTTTGTATTTTGTATTTAGTAACAGCACCAGAGTTATCAGTTAGTATTTGAAACTCACTAGATCTATTAGCTCCAGTACCATCTATTACGTTGTCAATAGCTAAACTAGAGTCAGTAGTTAATTTGTTTCCACCTGCGTCAACTAATTCAAAAAATAAAGTAGCATCAGATATACCAGTGTTTGCTTCAGTGTGTATATATTGTATATTTTGACCTTGCGAAGTATTATTTCCAGCTGTATCTTCTACTCCTGTTGGTGTAGTAGAAACAACTTCATTATTTAAATCTGATATTAATCCAGATGTCGATGTTTCCCAGTATATGTCTAAAGCTGATTTTGTAGGTTCAGTTTCAAAAACACCTAAATCTTGCCAAGGTCTTTCTATCATTAACTTTGCTTGTGTAGTTGAAGTTACAGTAGCGCTAGGCACAATTTCACTTACATATTCTGGAGTTGTTCCTATTTTAAAATCAGTTTCTATTTTAGCTATAAATGGATTTGATTGAGCATTAAAAAATATATCGTAAAAATTAATTATATATTCATTATTATTCGGTTCAGTGGCAAAATAAGGGTAAAAAGGTTGTGGAACTTCACTGCTTGTTGTGCTGTTTATTACTGGATTCTGCCTACCTTTAGTAGTTGTCCAAGATCCTAACTCTCTAAAAGGCTCTATAGAAACTACTTTTTCTCCTTGCTTGCTAACGCTTGATTGAGTATTGTAAGATCCATTTGCACTAGAATATATTGGATTAACTCTATTGTACAACAATACTCTACTATCAAAAGTAGTGTCACTAGCCCCTACGTCTTTAAGTTCTCTTGGAACTTTATTTATATTATCACCAAATAAATTTAATAATGTTATTCTATTATTACTATGAAAACTAGGTAAATATTCATTTATTCTACCGACAACATCATTTTCAAAATCTATATTAGAACCACTACTACTTCTCCATTCAGGAGCTACGTCCCATATTAACTCACCAGCTAAAGCACCTGGAGTATACACATTGTAATAATCTTGCTCTTGTTGTTTAACAACTATTCTATAGCTATAATAACCTAAAGGATTTGTTTCAGAGTATAAACCTGGATAGCCTTTTTTTGATAAGCTGCTAGGTACTTCACCTCTTAATGTAAATTCTATGTAGTTGCCCCAAAAACTAACGCTATCTGATCCAAAGTTACTATATGGAGCATATATTGTTGAATTTTTATTACCAGAATTAATACTTTCTTCGTTGTTTAATAAAACGTTAGAAGCTCTACCATATCTATCAACTAATACTACGCCAACTTGGTAACTTCTATTTTGTTTTAAAGTATGCGTTGGGAACTCAACAGTTAAATCTCTATTAGCTTCATCGTTATCGGAAGATCCAGATGGATAAGTTTTTTCATTATATATTAAGTCATATTTCAGACTATCTGGAGAACTGTGCTTGTCTAGAAAATTACCATATATAACTCTATTACTTACAATCTCTTGTGTTAAAGCTCTAACAGGCACTCTATCGTGTACTCTAATTAATTCTGCTTCTGGCAAAGTTTTAATAGGCTTTGTAGACAAATAATTGTACTCGTAGTTAGTTGAGCTTGTTAAAGTAGAAACACTAACATCTTCTATAACTCTTACAGCTTGTTCATCAGAGTTTTTTACTAATATTTGTATTTCTTGTATTTTTAACGCATCTTTAAGTAGGTTTCCTCTATAAGGTAGAGTAGTATTAAGCTTTACTTGGTCAACTCTGTTTTCCATAAACTTAACATTACCTGATTGCAATGTAATGTCTTCGTCGTTGTTTACAAAATACCCAAACTGTTTAGGTACAAAAGCTGATTGAGTAAATGGAGCCATTAAAGAATATTCTCCATCATCATATTTAAATCTATAGCTAAACTTAGAAAACTTATCTTTTAATAACCTAGTATCTCCTTTGTAGTCAACATCGTAATCTTGATTACGTCTTTGTATTTTAATTTTTAAAGTTCCCGATCCTAGACTTAATCCTGATTGTATATTTACAGATTGTGTCGCAACTGAAACAGCTATATAACCTCCGTTTTCGTCATTTACTGTTACTAAGTCGCCATTATTGACATTGCCAAATAAATCAAAATTATCTGAAACAGTAGAAGGGGTAGTGTAAGTTCCGGCTAGAGTTATAGCTCCAGTTGATTGGTTATATGTTCCAGTTGTTATTATATGAGCTGGTAAATACTCTTCAGAGTTGGATATTAGCGTGCTATTATCAGAAGAGTCTAAAAAACTAAAAGGCTCTACAGGTGCGAATTTAGCAACTGAAATATGGTCTTCGTTATAGTAGTAAGGATTATTAGTTCCAGAAAACTCATAACTATTATCAAAAGCTTTCTGTATATTTATTTTTCTTGGTTGGTTTCTATTATCAGTCCAAAAAAGTAAATTTTCTAATAAACTTATATTTATTATTTGGTGTGTTTTAGAAAAATTAAGAAAGTTTCCAGCTATTAAAACTCTTTTTTCATTAGTTAGTACGTTATATTGAACTATATAGCAAGCAGCACCTTTAGCATTGAAAGTAGTTTGTGGTGGTGGCTGCGGGTTACCTGGCGGTTGATAAGTAGTTGTTATATCTCCAGGCGCAAAATTACTTAACCTATCATTAGATGAATCTGCATAATCAGTTAAAAATAAAAATATTCTATCATTAGTTACATCCATGAAATAACCAATAATATCTAAACCATTTAAAACAACATCTCCATCTGTAGCATAATACTTAGCGTTGTTTTTAGCGTCTTCTAAGTAACCTAAATCTGTTTTTAAACTTGTTAACTTTCTATTACCTAATATATTTTCCAAAGCTCCAACATCCGCACCTTCAGATCTACTAATACTAACATTTTTAGCGTCTCTATATTCACCATTTGGTATAAGTCTAGAGTCTAAGGTTTTATTCATCTTAGACTTTAGAAAAGTATTTTTAATTTCTGGCATACTTAATGTTTAATCCATTTAGATTTGTTTCTAAACACTTGAGCTATCTCTTCTATCTTTATGTTGCTTAAACGTATTTTAGCGTTTCTAAGAGCGCTAGAACGATCTCTTTTAAATCTATTTACTACATATTCTGGAACACCTGCTCTACCTGACAATATAGAATAAGCTATATGCATGTACATTGCTTGCTCTGCCATTTTAGGTAATTTCATATCTAAGTCAACGGCTAAACCGTCGGATATATATTCTAATATTATTAATTTACCTGCTAAGTCGCTTGAAAAAGAAAACGTACCTGTTCTTTCGTTTATAGTAAACATACCATTTACTTGAGCTTCTTCAGGCTGTAATCCATATCTTTGGCCTATTAAACCTTCGTTAAAAGGATATCTATAATCATCTGGTTGAAAGTCTGTAGTTAAAGATCTGTTTTTCCATCTTTCTTCAGTTAATGATTGCTGTGAAAGTAAGTTAGCACCTGTTTGATCTTGAGTAGGTTCACCAGTGTCATCTTGTATTGGAAGTTCAGTTGGATTAGAAGTAACTCTAGTTGGGTATATAATATGCTTAGCTCCAGCACCGTCTACCCAAGAGCATTTAACATAGTTTACATAATCTTGTGGTATTATTATAGATAAGCTAGGTGGTATAGTTAATTCTTGAGATTTAATAACTTTTAAAGTATCATAACTAAATTCTTGTAAACCTCTTTTAGCATGAAACATTACATCAGTTCTTTTAGCAGATGGTATTAACTTGCCAGCTCCAATATATGCTACTATAAAGTTGTTTATAATATCATCTAGACTTATATATATGTAGCTACCGTAATTATTTCCAGTGTAATATTCAGCATTAGTTTCTGTTATAAGTCCCATTTATTATGATTTTTCGTTTACTTCTTCTTGTTGTACTTTCGATGCGGCAACTTGTACGATTTGTGGATCTCTTATTACGACACCTTGGTATAATAGCATTTTTAAAACTACTTCAGTTTGCTCTGAATTATGTAATTCAAAATTTATAGAATTAGCAGAGTCATAAACTAATTGACCTAAACTACCAGTTGTATAAGCCCAGTTAACATCAGTTGGTTTTTTAACATACTGCATTTTAACATGCGTAGGATCAACTATTGTATCTGGATAAACTAAAGCTTTATTGTCTTCGTATAAATATATTGGGTAATTAGTTGTAGGTGCAGTTAAAGGAGCTTTTCTAATATTGTATATTTCAGCTCTACCTACTCTTTGTATTTCTTTATATGTACTAGCATTTGGTTCATAAGTAATTGAACCTAGTCTATACAACTCAGAAGGAGTTGTAAAAGGATTTGTACCACCAATAGTTTTTTCAGCTACTGTTTGGTCGTTTTCAGTTTTAAATTCTGCAATTTTTTCATCTGTAATAGCAACTCTATCTGAATATTCTACATCAGACTGTGGTATACGTAGCTGTTGATTTAAGTCTTCAAAGTAAGCCTCAAATATTTCTCTTTGTACTTGGCTACCTATTTTATTAAATTCATCAGGTGTCATATAACCCCTTTGTTCTTTATTTAAAATAAGTAATACAGTTTTATATACAGTATCTACGCTTATTGCCATTTTTAATATTTTAAAAAGAGGCTACTAATGTAGCCCCTTGTAATTATAGTCACTTGTTATTTTAACTTTTTCTGGATAGATTTATAAACCTCTACGCCTTCATCAGTTTTAAACCACGCAGCTAAAGCTGAATATGGGTTTTCATCAAAAGGAACGTTCATAAGTTTTCTACCATTACTAGCCCAAGTAAATGTTCTTTGATCTTGAGATAGCTTCATAATGCCTTTTTCGCAGGCGATTATACCAAAGTTTCTTAATTGAACATTTTCATCGTTGGCTAGTTCAATAAATAGTTCAGGGCTTTTTTCAGCAAAAAGCATTAAATCTCTTTTTAATTCTTTACTACTCATCTTGCTAACGGCGTTACCTAACTCAACTCTTAATATAGCTTCAGCATCGTCAATTTCCATTTCTCTAGCTATATTTAAAGCGTCTATTTTAATTTCTATATCAACTATTTCGTCTTTAGCTATTTCTTTAGCATCCCATTCTTCGTATATTAAACCTTTTTGAGGATGGTATAAAGACAAAAGTTTTTGTAAAGATTGATTTTTTTTGTTTACAAATAAAACTCCATTTCTGAATACTACATGACCTAAAGTAGCTACACCTTTTTGTTCATCTACTAAAGGTGAGTTTTGATTAGTAGCATATCTAATTTCTTTATTTTCACCTGTTTCTTCATTGAACCAGAGCAAAGGAAGTTTTCTTGTATGTTTACTTGGTAATCTATATGTTAAAGGAGAAATATGTTTTAAAATGTATTTTCTATCTTTTATTTCCCAAGTATTTTCTTTAACTTTGTTTTTTATTTTTTTTGTTTCCATAATATAATATAATATAATAATAAATAGCTAGAGCGCTTTCGCGCCCTAGCATTTTTTTGCTTTTTATGCTTGGTTAAACAATACAAAATTGTTTGCACCTTGAACACATAAGCATCTCTCAGATAAGAAATGTACAGTCATAGCATCCAATGAAGATGTGAAAGCACCACCAACAGAACCAGTGATCCATGATTTCATTCTTCTATCATCTGCTTCAGAAGCTCTATATCTTACATGTAAGAAAGGACGTCTGATATTTTGACCTAACATTTGATCATAAACAGTAGATGTTCCAGCAGGTATTAATATACCTTCTACGTTTCTTCTTCCTGGAGTACCAGTAGGATCGTATTCAATACCACCAGTAGCAGAATCATTTAGATATTTCCAGTCAGTTTTATAAAAGTCATAAGAACCTCTTCTAAAACCAGAGAAACCAAAATTAAGTGCCATTTCAGCTTCGTTGTCAAAAAGACCATAAGAAGCACCATTACCATCTGCGCCTTGAGTGCTACCATTTACTTGAGCAATCATATTGTCTATTTCTAAAGCAACAGTTCTATTTAAGAAAAGCATATTTTCTTCAATAGCACCTTCTTTATCTAAACCTTTAAGTATTTCATCAAAGTCATCTAAAGCTCCAGAACCACCAGCAGCAGCAGCAAATCCAGCCATAATATTACCTCTATCTGCTACAGCAGCAAATAAACCTTCAGATCCTAAATCAGTACTTAAATTAGAAGTAGCATCAGCTTTTTCAGCTTCAACCATTGCCATTTCCATATAATCTTCAAATCTTAATCTAGTTTCAGATTCAGCTTTTAGATACCATAAGTATCCAGATGTACCATCTTCAGTAGCAACTTCAACCCAGCCGATTTGCGCAGCATCAGATCCGTTTATTTCAAACTTATCTCTAATGATAATTGGTTTGTTGTTGTATTGTGTAAAATCTGGTTCAATACTAAATACATTATTATCATAATCAGTACCAGATCCTTTTTCAAAAGCAGAACCATATACAAATACAGCAATTTCGTCATCAGCAGCAAATTTACCACCATTAGCTACTAATAAACCAGCAGAATCATAAGGATCTACAGTAATAGTAGCAGTTCTAGCAACACCAGCGCCACCACCAGCATATACATAAGCTGTGTCTCTTACACGGCACTTTTGCTCACCAGCTGCACCTAAAACAACAATAGTTTGGTAAGGTTTAATAGCTAATAGCTTGTTACCAACACCAGCCGCTGTGTCAGCAGGGTCAATAGTTATAGTTATAGTTTGAGTAGTAGGTACAGTTGCAGTATCATAAGATACGTGTAATCTATTTTGCTCAGACCAAATTACTTGATCAGAAGTCATAGGCATTTCAGCTCCTACCATTCTCAAGAAACCACCAATAGTTCGGTTTCCGTATCTTTCAACTTCAGCTTCATATAATTCAGGTAGATATTGCTGAGCAAAATCTCTAGTACCATCAGTAAAGCTTAAGTAGTTATTGGCTAAAGTCATCTGTTTTGGAGCAGGCTCCAATCCAGGTAAATTTGCGCCAGGATTTAAATTTCCCATTTTCTAAATTTTAATTATTTATTTTTATTTACTCTTAATTTTAACTTAGAACTATCTACACCACTAATTGCTTTTACTTTTAATCCATTGACAAACACATCACCTGTAGACGTAGTCCTTGGTTCATTACTTACGTTTTTGGATTTAGCCATCATATCTTTTACAGCATCGGCTTTGCCTTGCTCATAGAAATGATTAGCTATTGTATCAGCGTTTTCAGCAGCATAAATGGCTTTGTGGTAACCAGCATAATCTTTTACTTCACCTTTTTCATTTAGGAACTTCCCAACAAAATTAGTTAGATCAGATTGGGTGTTAGCAACACCATCAGTATCCGAAAGTCCATATCTAAATTTCTTTTCACCAATATTGAAGTCAAAACCTTTGAATTCTTGGTTAAAGAAGTTTTTAGTGTTACTTTGGAACCTCTTGTGTTGATCTTGAACCATTTTCTGTTCTTCGTTGTATCTATTGAAAAAGTCCATAGCCTTTTGTTGGTCTTGAGTTACGCCGGGTCTCAACTTGATTTCGTCGTAGTATTTACTCTTAGTGTCCTCTAAAAATTTACGGGCTTTAGCAATTTCTTCTTTGAAGGCAAGTTTCTTTTTCTTTATATCTCGCTCTTCATCCACGTCTTCGTCAAATGAAAAGTTATCTTCTAATAAGAAGTTAACCTCTTCCATATCTAAGTGTGGTTTAGTCTGTTTGTAGTATTCTCTAATTAAAGTATTGTCATCTACGTTGCTATAGTCAGCATTTAATCTAACGTAGTCTTCAACTGTACCACCTGTTTCTTCCATAAACTTAACTAACTTTTCTACATTTTCAGGTAAGTTAACTTCTGGTTTAGCAGGCTCTGGAGCAGTTTCCATAACTGGCTCTTTCTTTTCTTCTACCTTTGGCTCTTCAGTAATCTCTTGTATTGGAATTACTTTTTCTTCTTTGCTTTCTTCGGTAGGTTTTTCAGTTGTTTCTTCGATGTTTTCTTTAGAAACTTCTTCGCTAGCTTTGGGTTCGTCGCGAACAAGTACTTCATCTGTTGTTTGCTCTTGAACGGCATCTTCTACTTTTTCTTCTTTTTTAGATAAATCTACTTTTATTGTTTCTCCTTTGTTGGTAAGTTTTTTAGGTCTACCTGGTTTCTTTTTTATTTTAAAAGAACCTTCCTCTTTTACTTTTTCTGACATAATATAATATAATAGTTAATATAAAATTACTTAGGAGCAAATTGCTCTAAGCCAAATCCACCCATAGTATCATTACCTGCGGATTCAAAGTTCTTCGGTAATAAATCATTTTTTCTTTGATCTATTAACTCAGATTGTTGCGTTGCTTGTATTTTAGTTCGTTCGTCTTTACGATCTTCTTTAAATTCTTCTTGAGACTTTTTACTTTGACCTTGAGCTTGAGTAAGTTGCATATTGTAATTAAACTCTAGTTCCATTAACTGTTGTTTAATTTGTGCTTCTCTCTCCATCTTTTGTACTTCAAAATCAGATTTAGCTTTTTCAAGTTGCATTTTTTGCTCAGTTAGTATTTGTTGTTTCTGAGCTTCTGCCATAGCTGTTTGTTCTGCTAACTGTGCATTAGACTGTGCTTGCGCTTGCATATTAGCTTGTTGTGCTTGTTGGTCTCTAGCTGCTTTATCTTTTCTACGCTTTTTCAACATTTGATTAGCTAACTTTAAATTAGCAACTTCTCTAATGTCAATAGCATCTTCAAGATCTATTTGTCCAGCTTGTAAAGCTATTTGAATATTTTGTTCTAGTATTTGTTTTTGCTCTTCATCTGGCTCTAATTCTAAGAATATACCAAAGTCATGCATATTTAAACTAGATAGCTCTTCTAATGTTCCTACATTATATCTAGATATACTAGACATTAAAGACTGTTTAGTCATTGGAAACATTAAAGCATCAGCTACTCTTAATGATATGTTTTCACAAGTTCTAAGAGTTAAATATAAACTAGCTTGTAACACATGTCTTGTAGCTACATTTGAATTAGCGGCAGCAAGTTTTTGTAAACCAACTAATGATTGCTTGTCTGGTAGCGTACCATCTCTAGCTTCATTAAGTCCGGTCACGTCTCTAATCATTTTAAGATAATACTCATAAGTTTGTATCAATGATTGTATTTTACCCATACCATTTGATGTAGCAAGTTCTTGTATTGGAACTTTGCCTGGATTCATACCACCATCTTGCGTCATTGATCTACCAACTATACTACCAGTCTGGAAATACATATTTAATGCCTCAGCTGGATTATAATTAGTACCATTACCTAAATCTACCTCTGCTAAACCATCTATATCCATATAAACACCATCAGGCACTATTCTAGACATCACCTGTTGTAGCTTTAGATGAGTTAACTGTATCATATCAGCAAAACCAGTTATTCTGCTTACAATTGATTCTATACGGCCTTTATACAATCTAGGAGCTACGATGTTATAGTTCATATTAACTTTAACAGTGTCAGCATATGGTCTTGTCATATTTTCAGCCATTTGCCATCTTAACATTTTTTCGTGCCCTAGTATTTTAGCTCCTGAGTATAATACTTCAATTGATCTATATGCCTTTTTAAAGTTGTCACCATCTGGTGCTTCTATAAATGTATCTTGTTTTTCTAATGCTTTTTCAAGTCCTGATGCAGTTTGCTTTATTTTAAATACTTGGTTAGTAAAAGTTTTGTATTCAAAGTATAATACTTGCACTGTATCATCATCATAACGACCACTCCAGTTCCTAGTATAGTTTTGATTACCTGGATACTTTTGTATTTCTTCTAGTTCACTAGGTGTTAATTCAGGAAACTGCTTTTTAAGTTCTGCTAAACTAATAGGTTTTACTTCACCTACATAATATAAATCTTCAAAATTAGGATCTTCAGTATATGAATAAACTAAACTTGCTGGATCTACATAATCAACTGTAACACCTTCTGATCTGTTAAAACAGGTTTTAGTAGCTGCAATACCTAATATAGTTAAATCTTGATTTAATCTTCTTCTAGTTAAATCATATTTGTTTTTAGCTAATATATTATTAATAACTTCTTCTTCAGCTACTTCAATAGATTCTTTATAATCCATTTGCATATGAAGCTGTAGATCTTCTTCGCTTTCCATCTCTAAACCTTTACCTTGTGATTTAGAAACATCAAGACCTGTCATTTGTTGTATTTGGTTGATAAGATCTTTTTGCATCATGTCTCTCTGTAGAGCTTCAGCATAAGCAGTTCTTTTCATTATAGACTCAGGATCTTGAGCATAAGCTTTAATATCGTAAGATCTTTGAGACATACCATTTACAACAATATCTACAAACTTAGGTATAACTGGTACGGGCTTCCAGTCTAAGTTTAAATAAGATAAGTCGCCATTAATAGATAATTCGTCTTTGTATTTTTGAATAGATTGTTCTCCTCTAGCATAAAGTCTTAGTTTATGGAAATTATTATAGTTCGTATTAAATCTATCGTACCAACCTCTGTCGTTTCTAAACCACTCAGACTCTATGGCTCTACCTACTTGTAAACCATACTCATAAGAAGCTTTTTCAACATCTGGCACAACCTGATCCGGAAAAGAACTATTGTAATTAGTATTTATCATCTATTTTATTTTTGAATTATAACCCGTGTTATCATATCTTTTAATACCTAAAGCTACAGTTTTTGTTTGTCTTTTGTTAACAGGTGTATACCTATTTTTATTACAAGCCATAATAGCTAAACCTGAGCTTATCGAAGCATCGTGCTTTGTTCTATTGTTAATATTGAACTTAGACCAATCTTCTAATGTCTTTTGATGGTACATATCACCGTAACCATCTTCTTTTAATCCTACATAGTTTTCTATATAAGATTCTATAGCAGCAGCATGTGCTTGCTTAATATCTTCACTTGTGTTAGGTATTCCACCTATTTCTTTTTCAGTGGTTGATAGTTTATTCCATATTTTATCAGGACGATTCATAGAATAACCTCTGTAACCTCTTCGCTTCAAATAGTATAAAAACCTAGGTTTGTTATTTTCAGCAAGTATAGGCATGCCATAAAATACCATAGCCATTAATACATCTTCAAAGAATATCTCAGCTGTTTGTGGCCTTGATATATATTCTAAAAAGAAATGATTTGGCGGTACGTCTTCCATTGAAAACTTTGTAAGTCCGTGTAAAGCTCCGTTAGAACCCTTGCCATCAACTGTTCCTGATATATCATAACTATCTAAACCAAATGCTCCAGTGTGTTCATTTCCAGGGTATTTAACTCCATTCTTTAGTATCACTCGATTTTGAAGACTTTTAGGTGGTACCCAACTTATCTGGA